TTCTAGGGCAAGCATTAGTCTCTGTGGGAGGTAAATCTATGATATATTTTTCCTTTTTACCGGAAATACCATAGCCCATGGATGTACTTAGCTTTAAGGAATCAACAAATTTCTTTCCATCTATACCGGCTACAATAGCGGTTTTATTAAGAGGAGATATGTCTTTTTTCCAGAATGAGGACATAGCCTCGAATTTTTCTTTCAATTGGAACAGATAATCTTGCTTGGCGGCAAGAACATCCGCTGGATCAAAACCTGTGCTTGGGTAAGCAGCAGATTGCATGGTGGCTGACCATGGTTTCCAATTTTGACTGCGCGACACGCCATCAGAGCAAATTACTTTCGGACTGAATTGGGGTGGTCCCCATTGGTTAGGTACACCTGTTACATCTTCAACAATATCAGATATGGGTGTAGAAATAACGTCAGATGTATGATGACACTTACCAATAACAGAGCCATACACTACAACAGCAGCATCATCCTCCAAAAAATTGACAGAGCATTTAGGGTGCACGTCAGGAGAAATGGCGATTGTTTTAGTACCAAAAGTATCTGAAACATCACGGGCTTGTGGGCCAAGAACGAAAGACGAATTGAGTTTGGCTAAATCATGCAGGGCAAGTTGTAATTCTGAGATGAGCACAGCCACGCCACATCCTCTAGGGGTGTTTTCCTTACCTCCAATGTGGAAACCAACAATAGGCTTCCTAACGCCATCTCTGACGATAATAGACATACATTGGCCTTCGAATGTGTTCATATCCTGAAGGGAGTAATTAGATCCATTGAAATATGCATAGGTGTTGGTGACGGCACTAGCGAACTGCCACATGACGCGCGTGGAAAAACGTGTGCGGTCATTGTTCACACCGTACATGGTACATACTAAAGGTTGTTTAGCGTGTTCGGTGCAGAATTTTCCAAGGTTGGGAGGCAGGGGTCCTGTGTTTGGTACAAAAACAATAGCCAAATCAAGAGTTCCCACTCGAGGAGAGTGTAAAGGATTAAGCCAAAACTTGATTTTCCGAGATCCATAATGAATAGTAGCATAGGCAGTTTCGCCAGGAAGAAAATGGTGAGGAATAAGAGCTACGTTAGACTGAAGTAAGTAAACGCCGGAGCACTTTGTGCCAATGGTAATTTGGCAACTAGATTTCATAAAACTATTTTCAGCTTGTTCGAGGGTGACAGGGGCACCAGGGGTTGAGAGGTGAGTAGGTTTGCCTGTAATCCAAGTGTTATCAGTAGTGTCACGTTCTTTAAGATCTGCCACGTTAACAGGAGATAAAGAACCTTGGATAGAAAGGGAAGCACGTAGGGCTTTTACCACTTTCACGGCGCTGTACAAAACAGCCAGCCCAGCAAAAGCACCACAAGCGTATTGTACGTGCTTGTCGCGAGCTGAGATGAAAGTCTTGTTGAGACACGCACGGTTGTCGACGAGTTCATCAAGATAGGCGTTCTTCTTTGCTTCAATCACAGCAGAA